TGCGCGGCGAACGCGACAGTCCAATCAGACCCAGCAGGGAATCGCAAATTGTCAAAATACAAATCTCACGGTCGCATTGATGGAATGGTCGCGTTGGCAATGGCCGCCGGTGTGAGCGGAGCTTTTGTGGCATCGAATAACGTTGTACCGACGTCCCCGTGGGACGATCCAAACTTCAGCCTGGTGGCGTGATGAAGATCGGCTTCGAGATATCCCGCGCGCGCCGCGACAGCATAGAAAACCCGACAGTTCCAGTGAGCTCCGAGAGTTTCCTTGCGTTCTTCGGCTTGACCGGGACAAATCTTCCGGCGGTCACAATCGAAAACGCCTTGACCGTGCCAGCCGTCACCGCCGCCGTTACCTTTCTCTCGCGCACCCTTGCTGCGCTGCCGCTGCACGCTTACAAGAAAACCAAAGACGGCTCGGAGAAAATTTCCGGCAGGCTTGAAACTATTGTCCATGAAAATCCAAACGATCACATGGACAGCTTCAAGTTCCGACAGTATTTCTGGCAACAGGTGTTCACCGGTGGCCGTGGATTGGCATGGATTGAGCGAAATGGCCGCGAGATTGAGGCTCTTTGGCCCTTTAATCCGTCAAAAACCGTCGTTTTAAGGCGCGGATTTGACGTTTTTTACCAGTCCGACGGCAAGGAATACCCCGCTGCCGACGTAATTGACGTGCCGTTTATGCTGCGCGGCGATCAGACCGGCAGCTTTGGGCCGATCATGCTGGCCTCAAAAGCCATCGCCTTGGCGCTTTCGATGAACGAATATGGCGCTAAATTCTTTTCAGGCGGCGGTGTTCCGCCACTGGCGCTTGAAGGACCACTGCCAGCGGGGCCCGAGGCGATGAAACGCGCCATGGCTGACGTGAGCCGCGCCATTGACGCAGCAAGAGCGAATGACAAGCCCGTCTTTGCAATGCCGCCTGGACACAAACTCACGCCGGTCGGTTTTGATCCCGAAAAAGGGCAGATGACAGACGCGCGCCGATTCCAGATCGAGGAAATCGCGCGGGCATGGCAACTGCCGCCAGTGTTCTTACAAGATTTGACACATGGCACTTTCACCAACACCGAGCAGCAGGATCTTCACCTCACCAAGCATGTGATAGGGCAATGGTGTACCGCCCTTGAGGGCGAGATGAACTTGAAACTGTTCGGGCGTTTCAGCGGCAACCGTTTTGTTGAGCATAATCTTGATGGCCTGATGCGCGGCGACTTCGCAACCCGAACGGCTGGCCTGGCGCAGTCGGTTCAAAACGCCATCCGCACACCAAATGAAGTCCGCGCCCTTGAAAATCTGCCTTCCTTGCCAGAAGGCGAAAAGCTACTGATCCAAGGCGCAACCGTTCCGTTGGGATCTCAACAGCAGTTAACGCTTCCGCTCACCAAACCAAAACCACAAGAGGGAGGGCCTGATGCCCCTTGAAAAACGGACGCTAACCCGCCCGATTGAAATGCGCGCCGCCGAAGCTGGTAAGAAAATCGGCGGATATGCGGCGCTGTTTAACAGTCCCGCCGATATCGGCGGCTTTATGATTGAGACCATAGCTCCTGGTGCTTTTACTAAAGCTCTGGCCGGAGATGTTCGCGCACTTGTAGACCACGACAGCGGGCGCGTGATCGGGCGCACCACCGCCGGATCCCTGCGCCTTTCCGAGGACGCAACCGGGCTTGCAATTGAAATTGACCTTCCAGACACGACCGACGGCAGGGACATAGGCGCTCTGATTGAGCGCGGCGATGTCAGCGGCATGTCTTTCGGCTTCGAAGTTACAAAGCAATCGTGGGATGAAACCGGCGAAATGCCAAAGCGCATCATCGAGGAGGTCAACCTTTATGAAGTGAGCGTTGTGGCCTTCCCTGCCTATGACGACACCAGCGTTGCCATGCGGTCTTTGGATTCAGTCCGCAAAGAGCGCAATCACATTGGAGCCGCCCGCCGCATATCTGAGCGCAAGGCTCATGCGGAAATGCTTATTCGTAAGATTTGAATTTACCGGGGCAATCCCGAGGTCGGCAAGGTTCGCCCTGCCTTTTGTGAAACCGTCATGAAAGGATATTAACATGACCCTCAAAGAACTACTGGAAAAGCGCGGCAAGCTTGTCGCTGACGCCCGCACCGCCCTTGACGAGATCAAGAGCAACACCGACGACAGCCGCGCTGCCGAGCTCGAAAGGCGCCATGACGACATCATGGGCGAGTTCGACAAGCTCGACAAGACGATTGAGCGCGAGCAGAGACTTGCCGATATCGAAAAGCGCGATACCGAAACACGCAAGAAAAACCGGCCAAATCCCGGCGACGGTGAACACCGTGCCGAAGATGACGGAGAGAAGATTGAATACCGCGACGTATTCCACAAAATGCTTCGCGCGGGCGGTGATGTTTCCGATTTAACCTCGGAAGAGCGCTCAGTTCTTCGCAAAGGCACAACGGAGTTTCGTGTTCAGTCTACCACGAACGCTGCTGGCGGCTATTCGGTTCCAGTGACCATGCTTCCCATGATTGTGAAATCAATGGCGGAATGGGGTCCGATGTATGACGATGCAATCTGCACTGTCTTAAACACATCAAGCGGCGAGCAGATCAACATTCCGACGACCGACGACACCGCGGTTGTGGTGGTGAAGACTGCGGAAGGAACCGCCCTGACCGATGACGGCGGCAGCGATGTTGTGTTTGGAACCAAAGCGCTGAATGCCTTCACCTACGACACCGAATTTATTCAGTGGTCAATGCAGTTGAGCGATGATTCCATTCTAAACGTCGAAACACTTCTTGCGCAATTGCTTGGCGAACGTCTTGGCCGCCGCGCCAACACGGAGCTGACTACCGGCGACGGCGTCGGCGATCCGAACGGCATTGTCACGGCCTCGAGCCTTGGCAAAGCCGCCGCTTCGGCCACCTCGCTCACTGCCGATGAGTTGATTGACTTGCAGCACTCGGTTGATCCGGCTTATCGCCGCTCGCCCAAGTCTCGCTTCATGTTCAACGATACGACCCTTTCTGTTATCCGCAAATTGAAGGACGGCGAAGGCCGCTACCTTTGGGACGCGGGCGACTTCTCTAAGGGCGTGAACGGCTCATTGCTTGGCCAGCAATACAGCGTCAATCAGGCGATGGCCAGCATTGCCACGACTGCAAAATCCGTTGTCTATGGCGACTTCGGGAAGTATTTCGTCCGCAAGGTGGGTTCGCCAATCATCGGCATCATGCGCGAGCGCTTCTGGCCAAACCTCGGCATTGCAGGGCTGATCCGCCTTGATGGCGAATTGGTCGATACTGCCGCAGTCAAGCATCTGTTGCAGGCTTAACGATAGGGCGGCCCGCAATGGCCGCCCTTTTCTTCAACCAGAAACCCCAAAGCGCACATGCGCTAGAGGCTTAACCAGCCTCGCAGCAAAGGAGTTTTGCAAATGACCGGTTATAATTCAGCGATTTATAAGAAACAGGGCGGGCGCGAACTTGTGGTTGGCCCAGGCGGACGGCTTAACGAGACCGCCATATGCAGCTATTTCACGGACTTTTTAGGCGACGCGCTTGAAGACGAGCTGCTCGCGGGTGTAGGTTCTGGCACTGCCAACGCGGTTGCCATTTCAATCGGAGTGGGCGGGCGCGCGGAAATCAAAACTTCCAGCGCTGACGCTGCAATAAGTGCGAACGGCTCAAGCCTTGGGCTCGGCGCGCTGAACTATAAAGCTAACCAGGGCGGGCTGATGATGGAAGCCCGAATACAAATCGACGCCATTACAACTGTGATGATTTTCGTCGGCTTCACCGACGTACTCGGCTCGACAGTCGAAGCTCCGATATTCCTTGTTGCTGCCGACATTGACTCCGATGCGTCCGACGCTTGCGGCGTTATATTTGACACCGATGGCACAACAGCTCAGTGGTGCCACGGCGGTGTTAAGGCAAACACCGACACGGCACCGGCCTACAACGGCGCTGCACCTGCGGCCGCAACATATTACACCGTCCGGGTGGAAGTAAGCGCCGCCGGCGCGGTGCAGGGCTTCATCGACGGTGTTGCCATAGGCCCGCCGGTTGCTGCTGCCGTCACGGCAACGGTGGCACTGCTGCCGATTATCTTTGTTGCCAATCGTGGCGCTGCTGCACGTAACGTCCTGGTCGATTATATTGCCGTCCAGGCAGACAGGGCGTAACGACCATGTTTGCAGAGCGCAAGGTCGTCACGGTAACAACCGCAGCCGGAGGAGGGGCAACCGCTTACTCCGAAAACGTCACAGGACGCATTCACTCCATCGCCTATGTCAAAACCGACTTTGCTGATGGGGTGGATTTTACAATAACACTGGAGTCCACAGGTGAAAGCCTGTGGACCGACACCGACATAAACGCGAGTGAAATAGTCTATCCGGTTTTGAAAGCCAGCTTGGGTGGCACCGGAGCGGCTTCGACCATCCTTGAGCAGGGCGTCGTTGCCGCTAACGACCGAGTAAAAATTATTATTGCAAGCGGCGGCGCAACAAAAGTCGGCACGTTTAACGTGGTGGTCGTATGAAAATTCAAATGCGCCAAGCAGTGAAACTGAAAATGAAAGTCTATATCGCCGGTAGCGAGTACTCCCTTGCTCCCGGCGATATCACCGAGCGTTTTGAAGCCGCCGAAGCCATGCGGCTGATCGACAGGGGCTATGCGGTCCCGGTTGCAGATGATCCTCCAATCGAGACCGCAATCATGCCGCCGCCAGCCGAAACCCGCAAGCGCAAAGGAAAGCGTGACTGATGTGGTATCCTGCAACAGTCACGACGGCGGCGTCAGCCGAGCCAGTGACGCTCGCCCAAGCGAAGGAGCAGTGCCGAATTGATCACGCCGACGAAGACGTTTTTTTTAACCGCGTTATAACCACCGCGCGCAACCATGTTGAAAAATACTGCGGCGCGCGCTTTGCCAGCCAGACAATCACAGTAAAATGTGATTCCTTCGATGACATGGTGCGGCTCCCGGACGCGCCTGTAACGTCTGTAACGTCAATCGCTTACATTGACACTGACGGTTCTACTCAAACACTAGCGGCCTCGGTCTACGAACTGCGCACCGACGATCTCGAAGCAGCAATCGTGCTGAAATACGCTCAAGCATGGCCGTCAATTCAACTCGGATCAAGAATAACAGTTGTGGCGGTTGTCGGTTACAGCGCTGCGCCTCCTGCTGTGGTTCACACCATGCTGTTGTTAATTGGCCATTGGAATGAAAACCGTGAAGCCGTTAACATCGAAAACATCACCTCATCACTGGACTTCATGGTGAATGACCTGCTTTCCAATCATCGCCGTGGCATCTGATTTTCAATTCAACATAGGAGACTAAAATGGCCGATCTCGTACTTACTGCCACAAGCGTTGTCGCTGGTGCTGACTCCGTCCAGGAAGCCGGAACTTTCGGCGCTACTGTTACCGCTGGCCAGCTTGTTTATAAAGAGGCCGCGACAAAGACGTGGAAACTGTTCGACAGCAATTCCGCCACCGCCGAAGTTCGCCAAGTCACGGGCATTGCGCTCAACGGCGGAGGGTCCGGCCAGCCTTGCCGTATCCATAAATCTGGCGATAT